GGGTTCTATATCTACACCGCTATCATTTTTAATTGGTCCGAAGTTGTATTGTCCGTACGCATCACCGTCAGATTCAAAACTATCGCTGTATATTAGGTTATTTTCTAATCGATATATTGCTCTACCGAAATCGATTATTTTATATATTTTCCCGTGAGTGGGGACTTTGTAATGTCTTCCCATAAACTTATAATACAAGAATTTAACATCTGTATTGATGTACATAATATTACTTGTATGCAAGTCATTATGTGTGAAATCAAAAAGTTTTTGATAGATTGCCAGAGTGATTGAAATTTGAAATACAACTGATTCCCATTCGTTGTTATCAATTGAAGGCATAATGTCGTCTAGCGTACCTTTGCATTTCTCAATATATATTGCATGAACTGGGAATGATTTAAGAACTGCGTCACACCCTATAGATGAATCTGAGTCCGATGACTCTTCGTCACTTTCACATAATAAATCATCTGCTTCATCATAATTTGGGTCGGTGTTAGATGATTTAGACGAACAATCCGAATCAGCGTCAGATTCGAGGTGTATAGTGTCATCATTTCCAACACATATATGGTCTTTCACCTTATCAACCGAAAGTCCCGACATTAAGTCATCTAAATCACTGATTTCACATACATCATTAAGTTCTATATTATCGCTTATGGTAACACGAGGCAACGTCTTTACATCTTCGTTTGGGATATCAACGTTGAATAGAGTCCCGTTATTTTTTACGAAAAATTCAGAATCGCATATATATTCTATATCATCTTCAAGATTTATATTATACTCTTTTTTTACACCACTGTATTCACCATAATACTTGACACAATGTGGAATATTATATTTATCATTCACTCGACTAGATAGGTTATAAAATAATGCATCGACATATGCACTATTAAATGGATTCATAATCTTGGTGTGACAATTTTCACTTTTATCAGTGTGTGGTATATTGAATAAATTCGTGTCAGTTGTATCGTATGATCCAGACATATATTTCAGTGGGTCCAGTAAAGGGGAAAGTTTAATGTGAACATTATTTCCATCTGTAGTCTGTACATTTCCAATATCAGAACCATCTATCTTCATTGTTGGAATCTGGTTGTTATAATTGCACCCAATTAATGTATGTATTGGGTTATATTCACAAACATCCATAATATTTAATGTTGAATTAATATCCATATATTTCATAACCAAATAAATATGGATTAACAAACATATTATATGCGTTATATGTTTATTTAAATTACTATATTATTCTATATGAATGAACTGTCTCTTAACAAATTTGATATGAAAAAAATCAGTTTTAGACCAGATGAGAATAAAGGACCTGTAGTGGTTTTAATTGGTAGGAGAGATACTGGCAAAAGTTTTTTAGTAAGAGATCTCCTTTACCACCACAAAAATATTCCTATTGGAACGGTGATTTCTGGCACAGAAGCAGGAAATGGTTTTTACAGTAAACACGTTCCTAAACTATTTATACACGACGAGTACAATACATCCATTATAGAAAATATTCTAAAGCGGCAGAAAATATTATTAAAGGGAATAAAAAAAGACGAAGAAATGCACAAACGTCCAACCAAAATAGACCCTAGAGCATTTGTGATTCTTGACGATTGTCTATATGATGGTTCATGGACAAAAGATAAAATGATGAGACTACTTTTTATGAATGGTAGACACTGGAAAGTTATGCTTATCATTACAATGCAGTATCCGCTTGGTATACCACCAAATCTAAGAACAAATATAGATTACGTCTTTATCCTACGGGAACCATATATAAACAATAGGAAACGGATATGGGAAAATTATGCTGGTATGTTTCCAACATTTGAATCATTCACACAAGTTATGGATCAATGTACGGAAAACTTCGAGTGTCTAGTGATAGATAATAACTCAAAATCAAATAAAATCCAAGAACAGATTTTCTGGTATAAGGCGCAAAATCACGAAGATTTTAAATTGGGGTCAAAAGAATATTGGGAGTTATCGAAGGATATAGACTCGGATGATGACGACACACAGGCATATAACCCCAGAGATAACAGAAAGTCTAAGGGACCACAAATAAATGTTAAAAAAGACCGATGGTAACAATTAGTTCCATACCTAATTCATAATATATTGTTATGGTTTATATGGAAGATGGAATGAAAACAATCAAAATTAGTGAAGGGTTTGATAAACCACGCAAGGCAAATAAGTCGAATAGTAGGAATCGTAAACGTGACCCACGTGCAAATGCCGCATTATTGGGTAAAATAAAAGGTGATAACGAAACAAATGATATTGATGAGTTTGGTTCGTCTATTGATTATTTCAAAATGTTAAATTCTAGTAAACATGATAACACCAAAGAATTGTCCGTTGAATCACATCCTACAACATCTGACTCATCTACACCTAAAATAGTGCCATTGGATACAAATGACAATCAATTATCTAGTATAAAAGATTCCGTTGCGGTCTCTAAAGAAATCGCGTTATCGCCAAGAGACATTGCACCTGATGACACGTCACATAATAAAGTTGATGATATACCTATAAAAACGGAGTCATTTGATGAATCAGTAGTTTGTATGCCGCTACACGATAACCCAAATGATATTCATTCTGTATATGACAACAATGTACCACTAGAGAAGACGACATTAAACCCTGATCCACCATATGGTATATTGAGAAAGGGAAATAAACCTACATATCGGTCTTGGAAAAAAACTAGATCACTTCGGGACCGCGTACCAGATAATAACCAACCAATTGATAATTCAGGCAAAAAGATGATATGTGCATCTATAAACAAAACAATGAGGCATAGTATAGGAATACACGGTAGAAAAATAGGAATATTATTGAAAAATATAAATCTAAAAAAGAATATAGATAAAGAAATAACGTCAATAAAAAAACACAGCATTGCCAATATAAAAAGAACCCTTAAGAGAAACAACATAATCAAAACGGGTACTACAGCGCCAATCGGAATGTTACGTGGTATATACGAAAATTGTACACTTGCGGGAAAAATTGTTAATAAATCGTCTGACGTACTAATCCATAATTTTATGAATGATAAATAAAATTGATATTTAAAATATTAACATATAACACCTAAAATGATTATCCCAATCAAATGTTTCACCTGTGGAAATGTTATAGCAGATAAATACCGGTTCTTTAAAAGACAAGTATCAGAATTAAAGGCAAAAAAAGGAGAATATAATTCTGATAATGTTGTATATCTTACAGAAAATACAAAGGACAAGACACCAGAAGGTATCGTGATGGATGAACTTGGATTAACTCGCCAGTGTTGCAGACGTCATTTATTGACCCATGTTGATATAGAATAAAATAAATATATATGAGTTATATATATGCCTCGTTCGAGAAATTTCCCGCCACCTAAGGTATCCCGCAAGTATATGACACCAAACGATATGAGAATCATTAAGGAATTATGTACCCCCGCTTATATTTACCTGATTATTTCTATTTTAGCAATTGTTATTGCAATGTTCCAGAATGCGGGTAAAACCAAATCTTATACCTTTTGTGGTTATAAAATGAATGTGGAAAATACTGGTCTTGTTTTCTTATTCAAAGGTATTATTATTGTATTTTGGACTATTGTTCTTGATTCTCTATGTAAGAATGGGTTTACACAGATATCGTGGTTACTACTGGCGCTTCCATTTATAGGGTTTTTGTGTGCACTAGTTACAATGAGTTCGCGAGAGGGATTTAGAGAAGGCGGAGCAAACATGGGGGTCAATGGAACCAATGCTGATGAACCCGTTGACCCTGACCTTGACCCTGACCCTGACCCTGACCCTGACCCTGACCCTGACCCTGACCCTGACCCTCCACCCGCGACTGTCACCCAAGGCTTTAGAAATAGAAGAGTAAGACGTCATTTCTAAAATGTTAGCATTCAAATTATAGGGAATAATTAGTAATTTTTATTTACTTATTATTTATTAATTTATGTATCAATAAAATATTGTGTTAATATATAATGAACGATTTGATGTCTTACTTTGGTCCCCTCTCCCAGGAATATTGCCTATATTTTTATATTCTTTCGGTATTTTTCGGAGTATCGTTCGTGATGTCTATTATAGGGATTGTCTACGCCGTTGTATCCTCCCCTAAAAAGGTCGATTCTCATTTCCTTGTAACATCAATGACATTCTCACTCAATGTATTCTTTATGTACTTTGTTAATCGTCTTCTCAATACAATGTGTGTTAACAGCACCTAAATATAAAATTAGTAATGTGATGATATTAAAATATCATATTGTTAACACGACCCCATTTGTTATAGAGTAAATAGTGTCGTCCATTGTCCATCCATTCTGTTCCAATGTATCTATATCTACTTCTTCATCATCTGGGTTTTCCGTGTCAACATATAAAAGTGTATGTAGTTCTTTTAATTCACTCGATGTATATTTCTCTTTATCTACAATGCACTCGTCGTATCTCCATCCATTTGTAACTTCCACACATATTGCTCCTGGTATGTTATTTATGATAATATCGTCTTCATTATTCAATAACAATTCATAATCATCATCTGTAACTTCTATCTCAAACGTGCCTGAGTAACAATTAAGGGTAACCTCATATTGTACATAACATCCACTAGAGATCAGTGTACTCCATTTCTCTGTCTGATATATACAATTGTCGTTTTTTGCAGTTAATGTATAGTGTTTTGTTACACATCCACGTTCGTTTATGGTGTTATTCATTTCACTCATATCTCAATAATATAAATCCAAACATGATTCATATTATTTCAATTTATCATAGTGCAGTTATCTTGCATACATAAGGGATGCCATTCCACACGAGATATCTAATATATTATACCTATGTTCTATGAAATTGACATCATATGTATACTGATATATGTCCCACGTTGACTTATTTACACCTATGACACCTCCATCTGGACCACATATACTATATGTCGCCGCATTTGGATCTAATGGAGGTTCTATCGTTGATATTTCAACCTCTATCTTTTTGAATTTCGTCATATTAATCGCACCAGATGGTTGAGATACATATGGGTCAGTATTGAGACAGAAACTATATGAATATAGGCATTCTGGACCATTGCCATTTGTATGAGAATATTTATCAATCCATTCAAATATACTAGGATTCATCTCATTTTCTCTATATTTTCCATCAAAAATAATAGCGCATCGGGTCATTATTTTCTTCACATTCTCGTAACTATATGGACCGGTAATATATATGTCATTTCCATTATCGTCTACTAATGGGAACACTGGATCGGTTGCGGCGTCATCCTCATATAGTTCAACCGAATTAGTTGCATCGGACGTCATCACTCCACTCGGTAATACACCACTATACTTCCAATTTGAATAATTGCTCCATTCATTTCTACTTTTAATATCAGATCGCTGAATATACCACATCCAATCTGTTACCATACCCAAACTTTTCAAGTCTAATCGTTGTGTTCCGACAACATTATTAAATTTTACCTCATGCACCTCCTTTATCAAATATCTCTGATTTTCATTTGCAAATATGCGTATTTCGTCCTCGTCTAGGAAACCATAGGTGGATATAAGATGGATGTCTGGTACCCATGATGTTCGTGTATCACTGTAAATACCCAACGAGTTATCGGGTGGATGGAGAAATCTGTAAAAACTATGTAACCCATTTGAGAAATTTGGTCGTATTCGTTGTCTCTCTACACCACTTTCACTCTCCACATCTAAAATAGTAAACAGGTCCTGGACTGGGCGAATTGTAACCTCTATTTTTACTTCTGAATATTGGAGACTTACAAGAGGCAGTGCCATTTTAGATGTCATTGTAAACCATGCGTTAAGTGGAATTAGTAACTCGCGACCTCGTATGGATGGTTCCGACACCGTATCCAATGATGAACTGGGGTATGCATTTGGATACATCCCATATCTTCCGGTATAATTTGCAGGGTCATAAATATCTAGAGTGTTTCCTGTCATTCGGTCGTGTAATTCCTTTTTTGTTACATTATAGTCACGTGAAACAACGTTATGAATATAATGTCCTGATAATTTCTGTATAGTTTGACCACCTATCATTAGTCTAACCTCATCTATCATCATTGTTCCCAGATTCTTAATCCATTTAAACTCATATGGTACCCATTTTCCCTCATCTGTGTAATGGATCGGACTCCATATAGAAGGAATGTCTATAGATATGTATGTGTCCATAAGCAAATCTGCATATCGTGGCACTTTAAATGTGAACACCGATGGTTCGGTTAACCGAATGTCCCGTTGTCCATCCATATCCAGTCTAAACTTTTGTAAACCAAAATTCGTATACTTTGCAAAAGAACCTTTAAAAAATGTCTTTGATGGATTCCCATTGAGATGTATATTTTGATTCCCGACAGAAATCAAATTTAATAGTCCACCCGGCATTATAAGATATGTATAAAATTATTTAAGTTAATGTAATATTATAATATAGATGATTGAATTGATTATTATATTTATAATTGTTTCATTAATTGGGGTGATGGTATCTTCTTTGACTTCTAATAAATCAGGTGATTGTAGTAAAATTTCGGATTTGTATGAAAATAGGATCAATCCAAATATACAATCGATTGCTAATATTCCCGTAAAACATTTATTAAGAGACTATACCATAAAATCTGCGTACAATGCATGTGCGTTGGATAATTTTAAGAAAGGGTATGTGGAATTATGTGCGCTGGATAATTGTATTAACCAGGGCGCTCGACTGCTTGATTTTGAAATATATTCAATTGATGGTAAACCATGTGTCGCAGCATCGTCAAATATAGATAATGAACCCACAACTAAAGGCACGTATAATTACATCGACTTCCATGATACAATGCTAAGAGTATCAACCACCCTATTAAACTCTCCAGCACCAGATGATCCAC